AAGTCGGAAGGCTTCCGGCATATCGAGAAGGCGGCGAAAGACGGAAAGCTGTACTATCTGCACTCTGAAGCATATGAGTATTGTGTAGAGAACGTCAGGGCGATCGAGAAGACTGACGACATGGTGCAGTTTGAGAAGATAGAACCAACGGAACGAATCGACCTTTTCGACGCATCGGTATTTGCCTGCGTGAGGTACCTCGAGAACATGGAAAAACAACAGAAAGGCGCGAACTGGTGGGGGACTAAACAGAAATGAACATATTAGGCTTTGAAATCAGAAGAAAAGAAAAGCCCCGGGTGAGATCGAATACTGACGCCTCTATCAGGGATCTTATCCGGGTACTGACAAATGATGAATACAGCACTCTATGCTGTGCCGGATACACGTCGCTTGCACGGAATCCGGAAGTACTGACAGCCTGCAGAAGGATTGCGGACCTTATCTCGAGCATGACGATCCACCTGATGTCCAACACGGACAAGGGAGATGTCCGGATTATCAACGAGCTGTCCAGGAAGCTTGATATCAATCCGAACGAGTACATGACCCGAAAAACCTTCATGGATATAGTGGTCATGAACCTGCTTCTGTACGGCAACGGAAACTCTATTGTTCGTGTGCACACGGATCACGGACTCCTGGGAGATCTGGAACCGGTCAGCCCGAACAGAGTCGGGTGGAAAACAGAAGGTTACGGTTACAAATTGATGATCGATGGGATCGAGTGTGATCCGAATGACAACATCCTGCACTTTGTCCTGAATCCGGATCCGATGTATCCATGGTGGGGACGTGGGTTGACATGCTCGATCGCTGAGGTGGCAAACAACATCAAACAGGCCAGGGCGACAGAGAAGGGCTTTATGGAATCAAAGTGGAAACCTTCCGTGATCGTGAAGGTCGACGCAATGATCGACGAGTTCTCCAGTCCGGAAGGCCGGCAGAAGCTGCTTGAAAGCTACGTGAAGTCGAATGATGTCGGAGAACCCTGGCTGATCCCGGCAGATCAGTTCCAGGTCGACCAGATCCGACCGCTGTCACTGGCAGACTTGGCGATCAATGACACAGTGGAGATCGACAAGAAGACCATCGCGGCGATGCTCGGAGTTCCGACGTTTGTCCTCGGTGTAGGGGATTACAACGCAGAGGAATGGAATAACTTTATCAACAACACGATCCGACCGATCGCCAAAGAAATCGAGCAGGAACTTACAAAAAAACTGATCCTGTCGCCGAAGTGGTATCTGAGGTTTAACATCTGGAGCCTGATGAATTGGGATATCAAGACTGTGGCATCAGTATTCGGACAGCTCCGGAAGCAGGGAGTTGTTACCGGAAACGAAGTCCGTGACAGAGTGGGAATGAGCCCGATGGACGGATTGGATGAACTGGTGATGCTGGAGAACTATATTCCAGTCGATAAGCTTGGCGATCAGAAGAAGCTGATTCAGGAGGATGACGAATTATGAACAGCGGACAGATAGAAAGACGGATGCGATCCATCCCGTCACATTTTGAAACGAGGGAAGACGGCGAAGATCTAAAAATCGAAGGATATTTTGCCGTTTTTAATAGCAACTATGAAATCTGCAAGGGGTTGACTGAAAGCGTGGATCCCGGAGCGTTTACCGATACTCTCTCCGATGACATCCGCGCACTGATCGACCACGAGACACGGCTTGTCCTTGGCAGGACATCAGCACACACGCTGGAACTCAAAACAGACTCACACGGACTGTGGGGCAGCATCCTTATCAATCCGAAAGATATGGATGCTATGAACCTTTACGAGCGGGTCAGGAGGGGCGATGTGAACCAGTGCTCATTCGGCTTTGACATCCTTGATGAAGAATATTCGAGGGTCGGGGAAGAAGATCACTGGACGATCAAGAAGGTCAAGCTTTGGGAGGTTTCCTGTTGTACATTTCCCGCATATGAAGAGACCGCGATTCAGGCACGCAAAAGAGATGCTGAAAACATCCGGATGAGATCTCTGCAGGCGTGGCGGGCGGAAAGACTGAAAAGATTGGAGGGTATCAAGAATGGCACTGAAAGTACTGATGCTCAGGAAAAAGATTGACGACAAAAAGAAAGCTCTTGAAGCACTGAGAGCAGCTGATGACTTCGAAAAGCGCGAGGCTGATCTTGAAAAATCCATCGAAGAGGCCGAGACCGATGAGGAAAAGGCAGCAGTAGATGAAGAAATCGAGAAGCTTGAAGCTGAAAAGAAGGAATCGGAGGAGAAGATCGGCGCGATCGAGCGCGAGATCGAAGGGCTTGAAAAGGAACTGAAAGACATTGAAGATGCAGGCCAGAAGGCCGAAGAAAGAAAAGAGGTAAAACCGATGGCAGCAGAAAGAAGCAGCATGGAATACAGAACCGCTTTCCGCGATTACGTGCAGGGCGGCAAGGTCGACAGAGACATCCTGCAGTTTGAGCGGAGAAATGACGCGGTCAGTACTTCCACCGATCTCGGTGTACTGATCCCGGAGACCGTCATGCAGGAAATCATCAAAGGTGTGAAAAAAGTTTACGGTCAGCTGTACAGCCGTGTCCGCAAGACCAACCTCAAGGGCGGCGTGAAATATCCGATCGGATCCTTTGCGGCAACCTTTAACCGTATCACCGAGACCACCAAGTCCGACAGACAGGATCCGGGCGGACTCACCGGATATGTTGCTTTCGGCTACAAGATCGGCGAGATCCGTCTGGCAAGGACGCTTCTACAGACCGTGTTGGATGTTCCGGTATTCGAGCAGGAATTTGCAAAGGCTGTTGCTGATGCTTACGTGAAGGCTATGGACATTGAGATCATGTCCGGAACTGAAGCGAACAACCAGTGCGTCGGTATCCTGACCGAAGCAGCTGCACAGAGCTCCAGGATCCCGGCAACGAATGTTATCGAGTTCACTGCTGCAGAGGCAGCCGACTGGACTGAATGGCAGAAGAAGCTCTTCGCAAAGATCCCGCTCGGCATGAGAGCAGAAAATCCGCAGTTCGCTATGACCGCGACAACCTACGAAGCCAACATCAAGACCCTGAAGGACCAGAACGATCGTCCGGTCTATGCTGAAACCTTTAATCCGGTTGACGGAACTGAGAGAGCAACCTTTAAGGGCAAAGAAGTTGTCTTCGTTGAGAACGACTGCCTGAAAGACTTCGATTCCGCAACGAACGGTCAGTTCTTCGCGATGTACTGGGTACCGGAAAAGGCTTACGCGATCAACTCCAACATGCAGTTTACCGTGGTGGACTACTTCGATCACGAGACCAATCAGTGGGTAAAGAAGGCTCTGGTCATCAACGATGGCAAGGTGCTTGATGGTGCTTATATTTATCTGCTGAAGAAGAAAGTCTCTGCCTGACATTAACGGAGGTGCCGGATGAAACTGAAAGTATGCGCGGAATTTGTTGACAAGTACACCGGGGATGTTTACCCGGCAGGGGCAGAGATCGAAGTGACCGATGAGCGCGGTGCTGAGATCCTGCAGGCTCCGGGACTGGCTGAAGAAATCAAGCTGCAGAAATCAGCTCCGGCGCCTAAAAGAAAGCGGGGTGCCGCGAAATGACAAACAGCGACATCATCGCGATGCTGAAATGCAATCTGCAGTTATTCGGTAATACGTGGGACGAATACCTGACCCAGCTGATCGAAGTATCAAAACGTGAGATCGAGCGGGAAGGCGTCGGGCTTGATACAAGCCAGATCGATGATGTCAACCTGATCGTCATGTATGCGTCCTACCTGTACCGGAAACGGAATGAGGGCGGCCCGATGCCGCGAATGTTGCGGTACGCATTGAACAACAGGCTTTTTGCCGGAAAGGTGGAGCAAGATGATCTTTGACGGAACGCTGACGGTGTGTGAACTTGTAAACAGTGGAGAACGGGGACTCATACCGCGGTACGTCCTGAGAAGCAAATCAGTCCACTACTACGGCAACCGGACCATTGGATACGGCAGACAGTACGCGGCCATGGGCGTCGACCAGAGGATCGACCGGCTTGTCCGGATCTGGCGGGACAATACAGTCAATGTGCATGACTATGTCCTGCTGGATGACGGGCATCAGTACCGGATTGACATGGTACAGCACCTGCAGGATGATGACGGGCTGAACGTCACAGACCTGACACTTTACAGATGGGAGGAAAACTATGCGGTCGATGCAGAATAGATTAGCTGAGTTTTATCAGATGTTTACCTCTCTCCCGTGCGGTGTCTTCCACAATGTTCGGAGCGTCAACTATCCTTTTATGGTGTGGTCGGAAACCGGTGAGGACGGATACGAGAGTCTTCA